GCTTTTTGACTGCCCGTTTGTTCTGTTTGAGCAGGTGCTATTGCACCTTTCTGCAATGCTACTGTATCTTCTGTTGTTGCCATTATCTCCCCTGTCGATTATATTTTTTGAAGCTACGCTTCTCTGATTTATTTTTTGATTTTTTGTGTACTCGTGGTCGCTTCTTAGGCTTTGGTCTTTCTTCAAATGATTTAAACTTTTTTGCCATTAAAATGCCCAGCTTACAAAGCTGTATCTTGTTCCTTTAGTTGTTTCTTTTACTTCATGTGGATACATAAAATTAGATGGAAACATTAATATATCTCCTGTTTTTAATTTTATTTCTTTATCTCTACACACAAATTCTGATCCTTCGTAATCTTGATTAAGATTTGCTACAATAGATACTATAGGTACACCTTTCATTTTACCATCAAATATACTGTGAATATGATCATAATGTTTTCTCATAGTATTTCCTACTTCATATTTATTAAATCTTATAGGACTAAATTTTGTTAAAAAGGGATCTTCAGTTTTTTCTCCTGGTACACATACTTTTATTTGATATCTACCTAATGCTTCAATTAAATAAGGTGTAACTTTTTCTTGCTGTTCTTTTGTACAAGGCATAACATCTAATTCTTTTGTAGCTTCAGATTCAAATGTTCCTGCAGCGTAGTTATTCCAAGTATGTTTTTTCCATTGTTTTTTATTACACTCATCTATTAAATCTTTACATAATTCTTTTGGTATAGTATTTTCAACTATTATATAATCTTCAATTGTGTTCATTCATTATTCTCCTTATATCTAAATGTGTTAAGGAGTTTTCTGATCCTAATATATCAATACTAAATGTATTAAATGACATACTAATTCTATCTTTATCACCTATATTTGTTGGTACACTATGTCTTAAATTAGATGGAAACAAAATAAGTTCTCCATTTGTGCAAGGTAATAAAAATGTTTCTGAATTTAAATTATTATATTTTTTAGGATCTAGTTTCATAGCACTTTGTATTGATCTAGCAAATTGTATTGGTGGTAATTTAGGATCTTGTCTAAAATAAAATACTCCACTTATAATACTATTAGGGTGTACATGTTCGTGATGCTTAGACCCTTTAGGATTTTTATTTAACCAACACTGTGTAACAGCTAATCTTTGATCTGACATTAAAACATTTTTAATAAATTTATTTAATGACTCATAAATAAAATTTTTAATATTTTTAAATTGTTCTTGATCTAATAAATAAGTGTCTTTAGATTTAAAATTACCATTACTATTTTGTTTAACCCAATCTAATGTATTAATATATTTTAATTCTTGTTCCAGGCTACCTTCATACTTTGTAATTAATAAAGGTGTTGGAAATATTTGTAGTAATTCTTCTTTCATATATCCCTTGTTAAATTTTGAGGGGGATAATTAATTAACCTTGTAAACCTCCGTGTGAATCTGAAGCACTACCTACTCCTGTTCCATTAAGAGTAGTTAAATCTCCAAAGTCAGTAGCATCACCTGTTGAAGCTATAGTTATATAATCCATAGTGTTTAAATAGGCTCCAGGAGATTGATCATATCCTCCTGCAAAAACTCCACGAATTGAATTTGATAATCCACCCATAGCACCATCTCCTCTTCTTGAAACAGATAAGTCTCCAAAGTCTGTGGTATTACCAGTGCTTGAAATAGTTACATACTCTATAATATCTACATCGTTTCCTGTTGAATCTGCTCTTCCTCCTCCATAAATTCCACGAGTGCTATTAGATACAGCTCCTACTTCTCCTCTAGCAGCAGATAAATCTCCAAAATCAGTAGCATCACCAGTTGAAGCAATGGTAACATAATCTATTATATTAGATGGCTCAGGTGTCATTCCTCCTCCCATAACTGCTCTAGTTATACTGCCTGTTCCACAGTGATTAGCAATAGAAGCGGTAGCATCTCCAAAATCAGTTACATTACCTACAGTAGCCATTGTAATATACTCTATGGTATTTACAAAAGGTCCACTGTCTTCTAGTCCAGCAAAGCACAAAGCTCTTGTTGTACTGCCATGACCTGATCCCATATTTGATCTTGCAGCAGACAAATCTCCAAAGTCAAAAGGATTTCCTAAAGACTGAAATTCAAAACATTCAATACTATTAACCTTACTAGGACTAACACCACCAAAAGCAAAACCTCTTGTTAAGCTAGAAGCACCTGTAGTACCATTACGATCAATAGTTAAATCTCCAAAATCAGATGCATTACCTAAAGTTGGAATATGAATTAAATCCATTTGTATTCCAGGACTACTTCCTCCTAAAATTAACCCTCTCCCTGAACCAGGCATATATGTTGCTGATGGTCTTTGGAAATTATCTAATTTAAGTCCACCATGACCATTAGAACCACCACCAGTTTTAAATCCTAAACTTTCACTTGTATCGCCAAAATCTGTAGCGTTACCTGTTGTAGCTATTGTTATATAATCTATAACATCTGTACCAGGAGCAGGTGCTGGAGTTTGTTGACCACTAAAAAAACAAATTCTATTGCTATTACCTGCGGCTGACATTGTTATTCTACTTACTGTTAAATCACCAAAATCTTGTGAATCTCCTGTAGAAGCCATTGTTACAAAATTTATGATTGATGTATTACTTGGATTACCACCTCCACCAAAAACACCTCTAGTATCAGAACTTGAACCAGCAAAATAATTATAATATGAGCTTGATCCAATATCTCCAAAATCTGTTGCATTTCCAAAACTTGCAAAATCTATAAAATCTATAACATTTGTTGGAGCACCACCTCCTGCAAAAATTGCCCTTGTTGGACTTTGCATAGCACTTGCACCAAATCTTGCTACAGTCAAATCTCCAAAATCAACAGCATCTCCTAATGTTGAAAAACCTATTCTATCAATTACATTAGAAGCTGAAGGTGTTCTACCTCCCATAAATACTGCCATATTGCCATTACTTGCTGAAGTAAGCATTTGTCTTCCAGTAGTTAAATTACCAAAATCAGAAAAATTACCTGAATGTGAAAACTCTTTATAACTTATAGCATTACTAAAAGATGGTTGATTACCACCGCCATGTACAATTCTTGTTTGGCTACCAGAAACACCACCACCATTATAATCGCTAGTGTTTAAATTACCGAAAGAAACTGCATTACCCGTTGTTGATATTTGAACTTTTTCAAAAGTAGCACTTTGACTGCTACTTGTCATACCAATGTCTCCTCTTGTAGCCTCATTAGATCTAACTAAATCATATCGTTCTTTAATATCCCAAACAGCCACTAACTTAATCCTCCATGTCCGTTAGAAAGAACAGTTCCACTACCTGATGCAACAGACATATCGCCAAAATCGGCTGCATTTCCTGTTGAAGCAATTGTTATATAATCTATAACATTAGTATAACCACCAGGACTATTTGCATAACCAGCCATAAATACACCTCGTATTTGATTACTTGTTCCACAACCATCTCCTCGTCTAGCTAAAGTTGAATCTCCAAAATCAGTCGCATTACCAGTTGAAGCTATAGTTACATAATCTATAACATTTGAATCAGCAGGTGATCCAGAACCTCCTGCAGTTACCCCTCTTGTAGTAGAAGAGGCACACATAGCTCTTCCTCTAGCAACAGTTAAATTACCAAAGTCGGTAGCATTACCCGCTGATCCAATAGTTATGTAATCAATAATATCAGTTATTGATGGGCTATCAGACCCTGCAAAAATTCCTCTTGTATTAGATTGTGTACCAGGTGTTTGTGATCTTGACGTACTTAAATCTCCAAAATCAGTTGCATTTCCAATAGTAGCTATTGTAACATAATCTAATGTATTTGATAAACTTGGAGTTGAACCAGTTCCAAAAACTCCTCTTGTATCATTACTAACTCCTCCAGCAATATTAAATCTTGAAACACTTAAATTTCCAAAATCAGCACCGTTTCCTAAACTAGAAATTTCAATATAATCAATTACATTTGAAGCATTATTTCCAGAATCATAACCTCCACCAGTTAATCCTCTTGTTGAATTAGAACTTGGTGCACCGCCATATCTTGCTAATGTCATATCTCCAAAATCAATAGTATTACTAAGTGTATTTATTTGAATAAATTCCATATTAGTTGTTCGACCAGGATTTGACCCAGTTGAATAAATAGCTCTTTGACCTGCTCCACCACCTTGTGGTATAGGTGCTATTCTCGTTCCTTGATACCCTTCAGTTAAACCACCGTGTGAATCAGAAACTTGTGCAGTTTTAGCACCTTTGACTGCTGTGCAATCACCAAAATCTGTCCATGTTCCACCATTTGAAATTATACCAAAATCAATTGTGTTAACAGCAGAACCTGATGTATTTTGACCACCCATTAAAACAGCTCTAACACTATTACTTGTACCACCAATACTTATTCTTTCTACACTTAAATCTCCATAATTAATCATATTACCTTGTGAAGCAATTGTAAGAAAATCACACACACCTGTTTGAGCATCGTTGTTTGCACCCTGTGAAACACCTCTTGTTGAAGAAGAAGTAGTTGCCATATAATATTGCGTAGCTGTGCAATCACCAAAATCAACAGCATTACCTGTTGTCATAATTTCTACGAAATCTATCGTGTTTACTTCACTAGGTGCTCCGCCTCCTGTAAAAACTGCTCTTGTAGGTGAAGCCAGTCCTGTAACTTGCATTCGTGATTGTGTTAAATCTCCAAAATCTATAGTGTTACCAGTTGATGCCATAGTAGCGTATTGAATAACATTAACAATGGAAGGTGTTCTACCACCTGCTGTTATACCTCTTACAGAGTTAGAAGCTCCTGCAGCCATATCAATATTTGTTGCAAGATTTCCAAAATCTGCAGCATTACCTCTAGTTGCAATAGTAATATAGTCTATTGCGTCATTGAGTGGCGTTTTACCTCCAGCAAATATTCCTCTAATAAAAGAACTATAACCATTACGTCCTGCAGTATTAACAATACAATCTCCAAAATCTACTGCATCACCTGCTGACGCTATAGTTATTTCATCAAGTGATGTTACGTTTGATGGTGAACCACCACCTTGTGATATTCCACGAGAGCCATGATTACGCCAATAGCCACCCATAACAGCATCATTGACTTGTTTTAAAGTCCATACTCCTGAACAATCATCCAGTTGTGGGTAGTTTGCCATTTAAATTCCTAGTCTATTTTTTTAGTCCAAACATAATTAGCTGCAGTAGTTTGATTAAAATCTGTTTCATTACCATCTGCATCTGCTTCTTTCCAATCAGATGTGTAAGTATCTAAATAAGATTTTACTGCTGCTGCATTTGCTAACTCACCTAATCCAGTTTCACTTGATCCATCAACAGTTGCACCAATCATGTCCCAATCTTGAGGAGATGCATTACTATTTGCTTTTGGATAATAGCCACCATCAGCTATAAAAGTTGGAACAGTTCCACCTGTAGTTAAATTATATTTGATTATTTTATTTGCCATTTGTTGTATCCCTATTGTCTATTAGTTTAGTATTTAATGATTCTTCGTCATACAATTTAAATCCTCTACGTTCTGCAAACTTATTTGCATCTTTAGAAAATTTATCAGCACATGCTTCTAACCATTGCATAGTCATTTCATGAGTAGGTGCTTTACCTTCATCCATCATTTTATTTTCCATTTTAAGATATGCATAAATTTCAGCTTGTGCTTGTGCACTATTTATTCCCATATCAAAAAGATAAATTAAATTACCTTCATCAATAACTCCACCTCTTGATCTAGCTGCATTTAAGGCTTGTTTCATACAAGTCATTACATGATAATTAGCTTCTTCTTTTTCATATTCTTCTTCTGTAATATCTTCTTTACCTAATTTTTTAAGAATACTTTTATATTGATTAGTAAAAAAGTTCATTTTTCTAATAGCACCTGTAATAGAGTTTTGAATATTATTCATGTTGACCTGTATCTCAAGAATCTCTGTTTCAAGTAGTTCTTTCTCAAACTCGGTCATATCTAAATCTGTTTTAAGTTTGTATTCTTTTTCCCTAAGTTCTATATCTTTTTTTCTCATCTTAAGATGAGCTTCTTCTAAAGCCATTCTAGTTTTATCAATCTCAGCTAGTGTGTGCTTAACTGATCTTATAGGTGTGATTGCTGTAACATCTAACATGACACCCATAAACTGTGAGTGTGATTTATAGAAGTTTGAACTAGATTGTTTTATTGCTGGCAAAGTAGTATGAATGTTATCTAACATTGCCTTGTATTCTTTTTTAACTAATGGTGAATTAGATATTTCTTTTATAATCAAATCTTTATTTGACATTTATATTTCCTCCCAGAAATTACATTGTTTATATTTATTAATTATTACTGAGGGAATAATTGAATATGCATCGTATTTTTCTTTCATTATATTTATTATATAACTTTTGACAAGTTTGTCAATGTTTATTAGGAAGTTAGAGTAAGTCCTCCGTGACCATCAGAACCTATACTAGGATTTGCACTTGTTGCAGTTAAATCTCCAAAATCAACAGAATCTCCAAAAAAAACCATACTATGATAATCTATAGTATTTACTATACTTCCAGTTGTACCCCCACAAGTAATTCCCCTTGTTAAACTACTTGATCCACTGCAAGATTGTCTTGCTGCAGTAACATCTCCCCAATCTGTGGCATTTCCTAGCGAGGTAAAAATAATAGTATCCATTACTGCAGTTAAAGAAGGAGTTCTTCCTGCAGAACAAATTCCTCTTGTAAAACTATTTGAAGCGGCTTGGTTTTTTATAGTTGCAGTAAGATCTCCAAAATCAATTGCATTACCTAATGAAGACATTTCCCAATAATCCATAACATTAACAGTTCCTGGAGAACCACCGCTTCCTTCTCCACCGTAACGCACTGCTCTTGTTGGTGAATTAGAAGCACAAGCACCCCATGCAACATCTGTTAAATCTCCAAAATCAGTTCCATTGCCAGTTTGTGCTATTGTAAAAAATTCTAAAACATTTTGATAAGATGGATCAGTAGACCCACCTCCAAAAAAACCTCTAGTACTATTACTACAACCAAAATGTTGAGATTTAGCAGCAGTTAAATTTCCAAAATCAACTGCATCACCTGTCGATCTAGGATTTACAAAATCTACAACGTCACTTATACTAGGAGTTTGACCTCCACCAAAACAAGTTCTTATTGCATTTGAAAATGCAGCACCTATTCCTCTAGCAACACTTAAATCTCCAAAATCAGATGCATTGCCTGTAGTTTCTAAAGTAATAGTATCTATCGCATTAGTAATAGTTTCACTTGCAGTTACATTTCCTAAAGAAATAGCTACTTTAGTTGCTCCTCTTGGAAAAGTTTTGTGTGTAATTGAATTTTTATAAATTTCGTCTATACCCCAGATTCCTCTGGCATTAGTTCTATCTGGATAACTATTTCCCATAGTATAATCCTTTAATCAGCTAGTGCTTCATATGACGTTACAAATTCTAATGTTGAAGCAGCTGAAGCACCACCCCTAATTAAATCTGTTTCTTCTAAATAAAATGAATTAGTTTTATCAATAATATCAACAGCAGAGTTTGCAGGCACTGTAATTTCATTTGCTATTTTTTTGTGTGTTCCACTTTTTTCAATATCAATTGTACAGGTTGCATCATTATCTGTGACATTAGTAACTCTAAATACATTTATTTTGTAGACATGCT